TCTGTATGCTGTGTTGGCCTTCTATGTATTGTCATCTTAACCCCCTTTATATATTTTTGAAGATGCGTAAACTATCTGTTTTTATTTTAAACTGTATACTATCAAATTCATAAACAAAAGGAAATATTTTATAAGAAAATAAAAAAAACCCCTATTCATGCAAAACACAAAGAGGGGCAAATGAAGAGTGAATGAAACTCTACTTATAAATATATTAATTAACTTAAGTCTAATATACGATAATAGACTATTACCTGTAAAGTGCCATCTCCGCCACCAACAACAGTGAACTCTGCACCTGCATTAAATAGTTCAATAGTTTCGTTAGCATCAAGAACAACATCAGTTGCTAAAGGCTTTGCTGTAGAAACAGCATCAGCAGCAGCATCTACTAGTCCATCAGACTGTACTGTAAGTGAAACTCCAGTATTTGTAGTACCTGTGCGGATGATTAGATCTCCATCAGCAGCAGCATCATCAATAGCTGTAGTACCGAATATAAGAGCAATGTTTCCACCTAGATATTCAATATATTTACTAGCTCCTGGAGCGGCAACTAATGTTTTTGGAGTAGCGGCTAAAGCAGCTAATTCAAGAGTTGTTACAGTAACAACTGCTTTCTGAATAATTCCAGCATCTAATGAAACTACACCAGCAGTAACATCAAAATCTGTTGCATCAAAAGTATTTGCATCTAAAAGTGGAATCCAATTAGCAACGCCACTAGGCTTCTTTTCAAGAATAAAAATTGTGTTAGCAGAACTATTAACCCATATATCACCTGGATCAAAATTAGAATTTGCAGACGTTGGATCAGAACTTGCTATTTTCACTTCTGGTAACTCTTTGTCTATTCCCATATAAGATAGAGAACCTTTTCCTTTGTATCCCATTTGATACCCCATTTATTGTTTATGCTTATATTTACTTTTATAAGATATTAATTCAATAAAATTATCTATTAGTTTTTTTAAAATCAGTTACAAAAGATTTAGCTACTCCTGTCATATCACTAGCTATTTGGTCTATTTGTATCTTTTTTTCTGATGGAGTCATAGTATTATCCATTCTTATATTATTTATTGCCTTAAAATTCTTACTAAAAACTTTTCTTATTCTTTTTGATCTATTATGTTCTGACTTTTGATACTTTCTAACATAATCACGATCTTCACCACGCTTTTGTTTCTCTGACTGTCCTTTATAATACTTATTAATATCTTCAGAAATTTCATAGAATTTTCTTATAGACTTTGATTGTGTACCTGAAGTTTCTTTTCCAATTAACGCATTAAGTATTGGGTAGTCTGCTAGTTCTTTTTCTGGATCAATAACTTCTGGCACTATACCAACCGCTGCTAATGATTTATCTGAAATAGATAGAATAGCACGACCAATATCGCCAGTCCAAGCAGTAAGCCAATGATCTATTTCTATTGGAGAAGCGAATTTTGTTTCACCAATATATGGTATCTTTGCAATATTCTTACCAATCAACTTAGCTGTTTGAGTTGTATATGCAGTCTGTTGCATTTCTGGAGGCAGGCCCTGTTGTGATAAAGGTATAATAGGAGCACCAGTAAACACATTCTTATTAGCAAAGGTTTCTATTACTGGAGAAGCAAATGATGGTGTAGTTGGAATCATCATTGATTCAGCAATATTTCGTAAGCCTTGTTCTATTTCTTCTGGATCATTTTTGTATATATATTCAGCAATTCTTTCAGGCATTGAAGAAAAATATGCACCTAGTTCATATGGTTTTGGTATTTTCCAATGCTGAATTGATTTAGGCATCCAATCTGGAAGAAATATATGCCATGATTTATTCTTCTCATATTCTGGTAGCTCATTATATCTAGGATCATCTTTATTAATATACCATAGTGCTAATGATGGAAGTGTAAGCCTTGATACAGCCTTCATAGCTGCACCAGAAATAAGCTTGCCAGACTTGCCAGGATTTGACCTCATCTCTCTATAGAACTTATCTAAACCCTGTATATGCGCATTAATAAATGGTGTTACTCTAGCTGCTGCACCTAAACCAGCACCTTTAACATTAAAATCTATTACAACATCTCTTGAACCTAAAGCTACTTCTCTTAATATATCAGGAGTCATACCTCTTCTACTTAACCCCTTTTTAAAATCACCAAGTCTTGTACCTTTTTCAAGGGTATCTTTAATCTCTTCTAAGAAATGGCCAACATCTTCAAGATTAGTAATTACATTCTTTGATTTTGTTTTAGATACATTTCTTAATGTTTTCTGATTAATATCTCTGCTTACACTATTAGCAAAAGATTGATCTCCACCAGCAGCTTTCCATTTATAATATAAATCATCTCTTTTTAATGCATGGAACATTCCTTTAACAAGATCGAATCCTGGAACAAATCCATTCTTACTGTAGATCATAGCTTCTATCTGATCTCTAAACACAGCTTTGACTAAAAACTTAGGATTTAATGCTACTGCTGTTGTTCTAACTATTCTTGCAGGATAAGATAGCGCTTTTGTCATGAATCCAAACTGTTCTTTATTTAAACCTTGTAAAGCTTCAGCTACATTGTTAGGTACTTCATAAGATCGTTTAACACCGTTATCAAAGTAAGTTATTTTCCCTTTTTCAAACTCACTAATCTCCATGAAGTCTACAAGATTCTTTACAGTTTGAGCTTCTGGAACTTCTGGATTAAGTTCTATTGTTTTACCAAGACCTTTATCATTTTCCATTAGGTCTACTAAAGATTTAGATACAACGTTCTTTTCTCCAGATCGTATTATTCTATAGGTATTATCTATTATAGATTCTAGTGGATCAATAACTCGTTTTGATGAACCTGTTTGTTTGAAGAACTCTTTTTTAGGTCTTAACTTTCCACTTAATTGATAATCTTTAGTCGCTACTTCACGCTTGAAAGGAACATAATCTTTATACATTTCTTCAAATATATCACGAGTACTAGGGGAGATCAAACCAGTCTTCTCTGCATAATCAAGTATATCTTTCTGATAAACTTCTAATTCCTTTTTAGCTTTAGTAAACTTCTTATCACCTTCTTCGATAACTCTCTTAGCATCTTTCTGTATAATACCTGATTCTTTATCAAAGGAATCTAACTCTACTGCTCTTTTTGCAGATAAGTACTTACTAAATTCTTTTAGCTCTAATCTAATGGGCTTTAGAATCTCTGAAAGTCCTTTATTCTTGAACTTAAGTGTTTTTGGATCGAAGGTTTTATGCATTAAGAATGTTTCTACTTTGCCACTCCAGCCCTTAAATAAACGGGCTAATTTATAAGGGTTTTGTGATATAGGAAGTTCTGAAGTAGATATATCATCAACAAGTTTCTTAACAGGATAAAATTCATCAATTACTTTTGTCCTGAAAGATTGCTTTTCTTCTTTAACTACTTTCTGCTTCTCTCCAATAGATACCTGATCTTCTACTGTTCCCCTTTTGCTTATTCTGGCTTTAATACTTGGACGTGTAGCCTCTATTCTAGCATTCTCTTTGGCCCACTTTCTTACTATCTGGCTTTTTAGTTTTGATCCTTCTCTAGCTTTCTGTACATTAGCAAGATCATAAGCCTTATTAATCTTATCCTTAGCTTTTTGAAGGTTGGCTTTATACTCATCAAAAGTCTTCTGCTTTTCTTTAGCTAACTTTTTATCTCTTTGCATAGCTTTATTAATAATATCATTTTCTCTAGCAGTAGACTCTCTTTTTAATCTAGCAAGTTCTTGTGATCTCATTTTATCAGAATTTTCTATAGCTCTATCATTAATCTGCTTGCTCTGTTTTTCTGATGCCAGTTTTTCCTTTTCCATATTTGAGCTTACTTGATCATCAATCTTTTCTTCTCTAGATTTTAATCTTTTCTCATTAGCCTTACGTTCTGCATCACGATTATTCTTAGCCTCTTCTTCTATCTTAGCTACTTTTTCTAGGTAACGCTTCTCTTGGTTTTTCCTTATTGATTCCTGCTTCTCTCTAGCCTTAGGTGCTGTAGTGTTCTCTAAACGTTTGTCGCTAGCTTTCTTTTCTTGATTACGCTTTACCTCTTCTAACTTAAGCTTAGATTTCTCTTGTGAGTCTATCAACTTTTCTTTCTGCTTAAGCTTTGCAGTTTCAATATCTCTAATCTTTTTCTTTTGTAACTCTGCTGATTCTTCTATCTTAGAAAGTTTAGATTCAGCCTCTTTCTCAAGTTTTTTAGTTGTCTTTTCAGCTTTCTCTACTTCACGATTTAAGTTTTCTTCTATTTTAACATTAGTTTTTTTTCTTTCTTCAGACTGTTTCTTCTCTGAAAAATCTATTTCTCGATTTAATCTATCAGTAGCTTCTTTAACTTGTTTAGTAGCCTTCTCTTCAATCTTTGGCTCTTCTTTTAAAATCTTATATACTTCTTCTTCAGCAGCCTTGACTTTTGTATCTCGCTCTTTATCTATCTCTATTGATGTTTTAGCTTCTTTTGTAGCTTTCTCTTCAAGAAGATCTTTTGCAGATGCACTTTTCTGTTTCAGTATTTTCTTATCTACTTCTATATTTATATCATCAATTCTTTCTTGAGTTAATTCTTCAGGTAATAACTTAGCAATCTCGTCATATACTTCTATTGTCTTTTTATAATTAGCTTCGTCTTTAAATCCTTTAGCCGCATTTTTCATTGCTGGTATTGCTTTTACAAGCTGAAATGGTGTCATAACAGTAAGAGCACCCTTTAAATCATTTGCATTTGGAAGTCTACCTTCTGCTATAGCTGGTATTGCAGTTAAAGCTGTCGCTTCAGATGCAAGCTCAAGTGATTTTGCACCAATCTTAGTCTTAAATAGATTGCCAAAGATCTTAGATTTTCCAAGCAATGGAGCGCCAATCTGTACCATAGAAAGAATTGCTCCAGTAAGTCCAGAATTGAAAGTATCCGAAGCTACATTATTAGCTCTGTCTATAAACTCACCAAAAGTTAAATCATTACCCTGTAATGCAAAATCTCTATATTCTTTAAGAGATTCTTTCATAAATGTATTAAACGCTAAAGCACCAGCTCCTCCACCAAGTAGCGATCCTACTGAACCACCTAATGTAGTACCAAGGCCTGGCACGACAGAGCCAGCAGCACCACCAGAAAGTCCTCCAATTGTGCTACCAACTGTAGCTCCAGCGGCAAGATACGGTGCATCACTAACCATTTCACCACCAAACATAATAACGCCTTCCCAGAAATTAGGATCGTCTTCTGCTAGTTTTAATATTTCAGAGTCTTCAAGATTTCCTGTTAATGCTTTAACTAATTCTCCAGATACACCTTTTTCAGTACCAGCTAGAAATCTATCTAGATATGATATGTCTTTCTTATCTGGCTTTTGTTCATCAGGTTCATCTTCAAAAAAGTTTCTTTGCTTAGGTTCCTCTTGTGCTTCTTCATCAAAAAAATTGCGTGTCTGTGGCTCTTCTTGAACTTGTTGTTGAACTATAGGAGGAATGTCTTCTTCAACTATCGGTATAGCCTTTTGCTGTGCTAAATCATTATCTAAGAAGTTTCTATAATCTGATTGTACCACTCCTGGTTCTTCAGCAAAAAAGTTTCTCATTAGTCATATATCTCGCTTAACATTTCATTAGCCAAGTCTTGATTGCCCCTTGCTACTTTCAAGAATAATTCTGCCTGTTTTTTATCTTCTGTATTTTTCATATCAAATATCATCTTTCCAGTTTCAGAAAGAGGCCTTTCTTTTTTCACTTCTTTAGGAGCAGCCTTTGCTTCTTTTTCAGCAGCCTTCTTTTCTTTTTTTGAAAGCTTCTTCGGCGGTATGAAAGAATCATAATAATTATCTAAAAAATCTGTTGAAATTTCTTCTCCATTAGAAATAGCTTTCTTATTAGCTTTCTGTTCCTTACGAAGATTCTGCTTTAAATTAAGATAATCTTCTTTGGATAAAGTTGATTGGTCTGTATCTTTATACAGCTCATTCATATCTTTATTAGCGTTATCATAATCAGTATTAATAGATTTCTGCTTTTCTTGCATATCTTTCTTACTATTGTCAGCACCTTTAGAGATACTATTACCAATAGCTATTAAAGAATCATAATCTGGAGCATTAGAAATTGCCTGGCCTTCTTCAGATTCTGGATCAATACCCAAAGACTTCATAAGAAATTGCCCATGAGCATTAACTTTATTTTTCTCTCTCTTATTAGCCATACCTTTTTGAAAACCACTTGAAATTGATTTACTTGCTGAACCAATAGCTCTATTAAGCCCTCGTGTTAAAGGGTCTTCTGGTAATGTATAAACCATTATTTTTCCTCCAACTTTTTAACCTTTTTAGAAAGCTCTTTGATAGCATTTATAGCTATCGCTAATAGACCATATAAGTCTACATGAAGAATACCATCTAAGTTCTCTTGTATCTCTTCTGGTAAGTCTTCAGCAATAAGTCCTACTTTATCTTTGGAATCTTTAATAAATTCTTCTTTGTAATCATATTGCTTTACAGACATATTCTCTATGACTTCTAGGCCTTTATTATATTCTTTTATATTTTCTTTTATCTTTCTTGAAGATGCAGCAATAGAAGCAGCACCAGCAGCACCAGCAGCACTACCACCAGCAGCAATAATAGAAGGCCATAAACCTTCAGAACCAGGATCAATACCAACTTCAAATTGTTTATTAAAACCTTGGTTAATAAGCTGTGTATATCTATCAATAGCAGATAAGTTCTGTTGTCCTGGAGCTTCAGCTAATCCTAAAGCTTGTTGGATTGCTTGATTGCGTATCTGTTCTTTTTGCTGTTCTGCGGTAAGCATTGTATTTGATTTCTGCGCTCCTAGATTCCTTTCAAAATCATTAGCAGCTCCTGTCATAGCTAATTGTGAAGCACCACTTCTAGCACCTCCTACACCAGCATATCTCTCTGCTATACCAGGTATAGTCTGCTGTTGGAAATTTTCTCTTTGTGGATTGCCAATATACTGATCAAAATTCTGCGCTGTTCTTGCAGGATCAAACTCTGATAATTGTCCAGCATTTGCATTAATAGCATTCTGATAAGTTTGATTTCCTTCAAGATTATTATCTAGCATTCCAAACATCTCTGACATCTTTCCGCCAGTTTGCTCATTTAACTGTCGTAAAATTGCAGACTGTTCCTCTGTTAAAGTATCTGTTTTTATCGCACCTGGATCACGAGCACCCATATTAAACCTCCCCTACTAATAAAGATTCATTTGTCTTACACATACCAAACTTTTCATATAAGGTTGGCTTATCAGTTAAAAAATATATCTTATGGATATTCATATCTGAAGCTTCTTGTTTAATTAACTCTACAATCTTACTAAGCTTATCAGTATGTTTCCATTCATCACATATGCTAAGAGTATTTATAAACATACTCATATCCATCATATTTACTTGATACCAGATATAACCTTTAATCTCATGTTCATTATCAATAATTCCGTAAAGAAAAGCATTAGCAAATTTACCAGCATCTTTTAGATAAGAATAAAACTGCTCTGCATTACCTCTTGGAGTCTGCTCTATTAACTTTCTTGGTATAAGTCTTCCATTATATACTTTTATAAATTCTATCATTCTAATGTTTGTCCCATATAACGTATTGATCCTCTTATTTCGCCACTTGCTTGTACAGCTATAATACCTTCAGCACCAGCATTACTATGTGATACAAAATATCCATATCCATCATTAGGTTCTAATCTGATAGTTGCATATGTATCACCAACATTCTTATAAGTTAATCCATTTGTACCAACAGCATTGTTAAATATATGGTTATTAGCATAGAAGATTTTAGATGGCATATTAATATGAATATTACCTACTCCGCCAACCCAATTTGTCCAAGTTACAACAAAGAAATAATCTATGAATATTCCCTGTCTACAATACCATCCATCTTGGATTCCATATGTTACAGTTCCCGCAGTAGTACTACCATAAATCGTAGGTGTAAACTCTCTTATTGATCCGTTTATAGCAGTAGCTACATTTCTAAAAGCATTTTCAATCTGAATCTTTTGCTCTTGTGGATCTAAACTTAAAATATAATCTGGGTCTAATCTCATTGCTTTATCTTAGCTCCTGGTTTCATCCAAAATAAGAATCCATGTATCTCAATCTGTTGCAATGGTATATTTGCATCTGCCTTCTGTGCATCAGATAAATAAATTCTCATCTTTATAAATTGACCAGATGTTATACAGTCTGCGAATACCCATGTCTTATCTCCTTTACCTTCTGAACAATCAATAGTTGCTGTATATGCTGGTTCTATATCTTCATCTACATAGAAATCTACAGAAAATTCAGCATTATCAAGTCGTGTAACAAAGAAGCCTACTTGTTGTGTTAATACCTCAACACCTTTTGTAATGAATGGATTTAGTCGACCACTAATACAAAGAAAATCAATTATTGAATATGTTCCAGCCCAATCAGTAACATCGGTATTAGCATTCTCATCATTGCAAGCATAAATATATCCATGTGTACCACCAGAAAGCAATACTGGATAACCAGCTTGCATAGAACGATCTCCCCATCTAACTCCAGCAAGTGAAGCTATTGTACTTCCAGAATAATCAGCGAATGTTTTATCAGCAGATTCTACCCAGTTACCATAACAAAAAGCTGGAAGATCATATTTGGAAAATGCTTTATCTTCATAGTTAAATACTAATACAGAATTATTCTTAGACGTGTTTGGAGATGATGGATAACTAAGCCATATCTGATCTAATACATCGTTCCTTCCAGAGTATGCTTTAGCAATATTATCAATATCAATATCATAAACAAAATCAGGTATTACCTTATCAAAGTTATCACAACTACTTCCATTAGAAGCTATAAGTCCTTTACCACCTAGAAAAGCAGCTGAATCAACATATTCAATTCCAGAGAATGTAGCACTAACATCTTTAAAGCCTGCTATACGCCTCCATGTAAATGGAAGATTTGGATCACCAATATAATCTAAAGCCCATACACTATTTTCGAACCCAACAATTGGAATATTTCCAAAGAAAGAAAAGCTAACAATCTCTTCATTAGTGGGAGCGTCTACATAGTTACCTTTGCCAGCAGTATCTCTACGCCAAGCATCAGTATTTAATGGATTACCTACCCAAGACCATGCAGCTCTTTGTGGATAATGAGTACTAGATGAACCTTCTACAGTATTTAGCATTACAACACGTTCATGAGAAGTAAATACTATGAGAGCACCTTTTATTAATTCAGCTCCAGCGACATCTAATCTTAAAGATGAATCATCTGCTATAGGGTCTTTTATTGTAGCTCCATCAAAATATCGTATACCATTTTGAGGTGTCTGTCCACTTGTATCATATGTTGTATTGTCTGCTATCCAAAGTTTATCATTATAAGCATGAGTCCATACTAAGTTTGTACTATCCAAGAAGTTATAACATTGATAAGTTACTACTACTGCATCACCAATACCAACATTAGCTGTAAATGTAACAGAAATAATTCCAGTATTGTAATCTATAGTTCCTGTGCCATCACCAGTAAAACTTCCGATACCATCATCAGTAAGTACTTGAACACCTACAGAATCAGTAACAATAACGCTACCCCTAACAAGAGGAGTATTAGTGAGTGTATGTCCATAAATTTTTCCTCCATCACCAGTATCAAAATCCGCAGATGTTATTGTTCCTGGTATGTTTTCAAAATACTTATATGTTGGATTCCATCTACTCATACGATTTTGCTGAAAACCTACTAGAAGATTACCACCAGAATATCTATCAAACTGTTTTATACAACGAGAGTCTTCATCTACATCATAGTGATACTTAACAACAACAGTACCAACAAGAGCACCGTCAAATTCTAGCGAAATAGCTCCAGTAGTATAATTTATTGTTCCAGTAGCATCACCAGTAAATGTGCCAAGAGGATAAGTACTTTTAGAATATGAATCATATGCTATTTGAGTTCCAGCATCATTGTCATATACAATTACTGAATGAGGTATGATAGGTTTATTTGTAACTGTTTTAGTCCATACATCGCCTACAGCATTAGCAAAGCCTTCTTCTTCATAATACTTTCCTTGCTGACCAAAAACACTTTGACCATTACGCTTCCGTAATAATCCTCGTCTTATCATAATATTATTTAAAGTATTAAAAGAATCTTGAGGTGTTTTAAATGGCTCTACAGAGAGGTTTATTCCACTTCTAAAGTCGTATATTGGGAAGGGCTGGAATGTCATGTTGTTCACCTTTTTTGCTTACTTCTAAAAGTACCTGTTCAGTATTTCTTTTCATACTATTTAGTGCCGAACCATGAGAAATCATGAAATCACTAGTTTCTTTTTTTAATTCTGCTAATGAATTTCTAATCTCTCCAGTAAGCTTCTTTACTCCAATAGTATTATTATGATCATCCATCTGCATAAACATTGATCTTACTGGTGCACAATCCTCGCAAACTATTGGCTGATTGCTTTCTGCATTTGACCATATAGTTTCTCTATGAAAAGGACATACTTTACCATCTGACTCATGTTGTTCCCAAAAAATACATTTCTCTTTTAAACAAGTACCTTTCATATTACCTCAATATTGTTTGTTAATCTCTTGAAGCCATTATACAAATTCTTCCTGAAGGCCTCCAAGTAAGTCCTTCATCATGTGCTGAATCACCACCAATAGATGATGTTTCTGTTAATACTGTTACTCCTGTTACAACAGAAGCTCCATTAGTACGTCTGCTTGAAGAAGGGTTGTCAGGTTTTGTATAAGTATGGCTATGAGAAGGAATTTCTGTTAGCAAAAGTGTGTGTTCTGGCATCTGCCAACTTCCACTTAACGTACCACCAGTTTCATATGTACTACCACCCTTAATAGCTACCAACGCATCTCCAACATCTTCTACTTCTGTCCAGCCAACTGGTGGAGCAGACATATAAAATATCATTATAGTTTCGTTATATAATGGAAATAACTCTGGAATAGTTGTACTGTTATCAAGACGTGCCGAACCAAGCACTGTTTCTATAGCTGAATTGTTACTTCTTATATCACCAGCTGCTAAAAGAAAATCTCTTGATGCTGATGGTTTCGATACATCCCATGTCATAACTATCTCCTATTTAGTCTAAGGTGCAAATGATCCCAACCCTTGATGCTGGCCTAAACAAAAGACCATGATTGTGAGCTAGGCCACCGCCATAACTAGATGTACTAGCTCCAGCAGTTATTCCTGTTACACAAGCACTACCAGCAGTTTTGCGTTTGTTTTCTGGTGAATTAGGAGCTGTATATGTATGTGTATGAGCTGGCATTTCATCTGTTGTTAAAGTATGATCTGGTAATTGCCAAGTTCCTGCTGCTGCTGCTCCAGTAGTATATGTAGCGCCACCCTTGATTGCTAACAATGTATCACCAAGAGCTGCAACTTCTGTCCAACCAACTGGTGCTGCATTTAGATAAAACCACATAGATGATGTTCCACCAGTAGGTATATAATCAGGTATATATGTTCCAGCTGCAAGTCTAGTACTTCCACAAACCTTTTGTATCTGATTATTATTTTCTCTGATATACTCTGCACCAACTGGTACATCAGTAGCATCTCCAGGTTCAGCAACTCTCCAAGTAGTCATATCTTATCTCCTAAAATTTACATATAGGTCGTTTATTTGCACTTTGAAAAACAGCTCTCTTTTTAAGTAGTAACGTTTCTCTTTGATACCATTGCATAACTCTTTCAAGTCGATCATCTTCTCCAGCTTTCTCAAGAATATCTACAGAAGCTCCATGAGCTATTACAGGACCCCACTCTTCATATTCTCTACCATTAGCACTAGGTACATCAGTAGGATTAGATAGTATGCTAGGTCTTATAATACATGGCATCTTAATATAATAGACAGCATCAGGTACAGGAGATAATATGAACTTACCAGAACCATATAAAAAGTCAGTAGGTTCTCCTTCATCTGATGAGGTCAAATCTTCAGTAGGATATTGTAAATAAAATAACGATGGATCTTGCCACATTGTTGCAGGATCACCAATAGTATCAGTTTCAGAAACAAAAACACTACCTTCAAAACCAGTTACTGTATCTTGATCTATTGTATATTCTTGTGTTCCGTCAACTGTTACAAATTCATAGTTATCTCTTAATTCAATAGGGTTTACTTCTTGAGCAAACTTAAATCTAAGATATTGATTTATCTTATTTCCTATCTCTATATCAGAGATTTGATTCGAACTACGTTTCATAACTAGTCCACGGACTTCTGCTATAATTGTTTGGTAATCCCACAAAGCCATTTTATATACCTATGTTATACTCTTATTGATTGTGCTTTTTGACCCCATAAGCTTTGATCTGGTATATCAGTTTTAGGATCGTATTCTTTTTCAAAGGTTTCTATTATTGTTGCTGAACAACGCGGTATAGAACCTACTATTTCTAAAGTTGCTTTTGAAGCTCCTGGCTTTCTTATTAATGCTCTGTCAGGATACTTTCTAGTATTTATGTGGTCTGCTATTTCTTTCAAAACAGTATACTGTTCACCATCTCTAAAGGAATATCTTATGCATTGTTTTGTAAAGTTCAATGTTCCACCAGGTTCTTCTTGGTAATGAAATTGCATTTTGCACATCTTTATCAGTTTACCAGCATTTCTTAATTCATCATTAATCTTTTCATTCTCTAGCTTTTTTTTAAACTTAGCAAAGGCCAGTTTATCTTCTTCATGAAGTCTATCATATTCAGAAGATAAAAACTCGTTCTCTTCAGTTAAAGCCTTCTTCTCTTCCATTAAAGCCTGTAGCTCTTTTTCATCATTTACTTTTTTTACTTTAGCCATAATTTACCTCAAATTAATTAACATTAAGTTCTAACTCTTTTCTTTTGTGCAATGCTACATGACATTGTTTACAACACCATATTACCTCTAAAGGCTTGTCGTAGTCTTTATGGTGTGCCTCTAATTTACATTTCTTATTACATACCTGACACGTTTCAGGGCGCTTAATCTTTCCTCTTATTAATGCTTTATAAATTCTTTGTCTAGCACAAACTTTCTGCGGATTCTTATAAAAAGATTTTTTATAATATTCTTTAGCTTTTTCTTTATTTTCAAATCTCCATATACGCTGTCTATTATTAAGAACATCTCTGTTTTTATCTCTATATCTAGCAGTAGATTCTAATAGTTTATCTGGACTATTTTCTTTAAAGCGTTCTGCGGACTCTCTTCCTTTCTTTCTTCTATATTCTATATTATCTTTATACTGTTCTTTTCTTCTTAACTTGTTTTTTTCTTTATGCTTTTCTCTTGATTTAGCACAAATCTCTTTATATCGTTCTGGATTTTCTTCCCTAAACTTTTTAGCACGTAATCTTTCTTTTTCTCTTAGCTCTTCTTTATCCACTTATCATCTCCACTTTTGGTTAAGAAATGATATTGTAACATACTATTATACAAAGAACAAGTCAAACAAACCCCCCACAAAAGCAGGGGGTAACATAATAATAGTTATGAACTACTATCCAATATTTACAAAATCATCGTCTAAATGACATTGTAATTCAATCCAGGAAGCAGCAGCACCAACAATTACTGTTCCAAGAGTGACACCAGCAACACCTTCATTCTCAACAACAAGGTCAAGAGCTAGGGCAACACCACCAGAACTGTAAGCAGTAAAAGCAGATGAATCTAGGTTATTACCTTGTAATGTTTTTAGAGAGAATGAATTAGCATCTACAATAGTTGCACTATAGATGACATTATTGATTTCGGTCATACCAACAATATCTTTTAGTTTCACTTTGAAAACAGTACCAGCAGCACCAAAACCATGAGCAGTTGCAGTAATGACACAAGGGCTAGCAGCCGATGCACCAGATACAGTTGCTTGGTTAGTGGTAACATCGGTAGCATTGTAAGGCGTGAAACCATTAGCAGAAGTGATAACCTTATTTATAGAGGTATCTTCCGCTAAATCAGTAAGAGCATAACCAGCGGTCATCTCTTTATTCCAGTGGTGAACAACTTTCTTAGAATCTGTTCCATATTCAGTATGATTGATAGCATCAATTCTATCTGAAACGAAACCAACATCTACATTACGAGCTGCACCAGTACTTTTTAACCAGATGGTTTTTGTATAAGCCATATTTTTATCTCCTTAAGTTTAAGCTGTGTGAGTCATCAACATCTCGGTCAGCCAGTTATCGTTAAGAATCAAAGAACCGTATCCCATTGATTTCCATCCATGAGTTGCAATCTGGCTTAACGGATCAGCTGTTCCAGCAGAACCGAAATCTTTAAACTCTGTAGATATAGCGCCTTCCATATCAACTGTTACTTGAGCATTCTTTGCCATAACAAATGCACTGTAATAGCCAGTATCAGCATCATAATATCCAAGAGATGATAGCATCCAACGAATATAATCAGTGTTACCAAATTCAGCAGGATGTAATCCACTAGAACTTGGGTATTCTGCTTTATTCTTAAATCCAGGAATGTCAGCAATATCATCCATCATTGATACAGAAGATAGAGCCCAGAATGTTTCTGGCAATGGAGCTGTTCCGAACTTATTAACACCTTCTTGCATAGCATTGAAAGGTCTTCCATCATTCTCCATAAGAGTCTTAACAACTTGACGAAGATCTTTACGGCTTAAGTCTGTAGCTACCAATGCACCATACTGGCAGGTATAACTAGATGCTGTAGCAGCCATGACATCTCGTGTAAGAATATCAAGACTACGACCCATCTGCTCACCTAGAAGCTTAGTGGATTCGTTCAATACAGGATCTTCCATTGTATAATCACATTTATCAGTGATCTCAACATAATCTCCGTATTGCTTAAGTCTAACTGTCTTCCTGACATTGGTCAATTTCTGACCAGCAGGTGGTGTACCTTCAGCTAATGAAACCAAAGCAGGATCAAGTGGTAAGAAACCACCTACTTTAAATTGATCACCAGACCCTTTAGGCATTTTAACTTTCTTTGAAAATAAATTATGGATCTCAAATGGTTCAGCTCTGTCGATCATTAAACCTGCATAGTGAACACCAACCGCATACTTTAAATCGTCTACTTTTGTCATATTTGACATAAGAAATACTCCTGTTATCGGCCACCATCTCGTATACACTTATCTGACCATGCTCTCCGTTCATCACGGGTCATGTTCTTTAGCTTACTAGCTAGACTAACAGTTCCACCACTACCAGCACTACTGCCAGCACCTGGTTTATTCATATTCTCTGTTGCTCTTCGAGCATTCTCATGGATCTGTTGCTTACCATGATCTTTGATATATGACTGTCCTTCTTTGCAAGTTTCATAAGCCGCTGCCATGGCATCCACGTCATTTGGGTGCTTGGACAAAAATGTGCGTAACTTCAATGGCAATGTTTTGCCGTATTTTTCTAAAGTTTTTTCATAATCAGGTGTAGATGATAAGAATCCAATTAACTGTGTCTTTGCTTCAAGATTGATTTTTTCATTTTCCATTCTTTTTATAAGAGCATCTTCACGCTCTTTTTGTTCAGCAATAGTTAAGAAATCTGTCCCATCTCTACCATTAAAAGGGTCGTCTTTAACAACTGGCTTTTCATATAGTTGTGTAAGTCGTTGATTAACTTCCATTAACTGATTTGTTAATGTATCATTTTTACCCTTAAGTTCTTTAATGACACCCCTCATTCCTCTGAAATCTTCAGCATTAGGATTGGTATCTCTTTGAACATCGCCCGATTGTACAGCGGCATCCTGTGTCACAGCGGCATCCTGTGTGTTGTCTACGCCCGAATCATTATCTTCAAAACTCATTCTTCACCTCAATTTTAATTATTTGCCTCATAAATCGCCCGATGCTCCCTGAATAAACAAGGAGCAGGTCGGCATCACCTTTTTTATATATCAGCTCCGATAGATGCATAACTCTCGGGTCTGATACATTCTCTGCCCTTAATCTTAGCAACACTATCCAAAATAAGACTTGAGGCTCGCCCATCTGGGATAATAATACCGCCTTGATTGGTAAGTGGCAGATTCCAAACATGTTTGATCTTTCTTGGTTTTCTTCGTATGTACAAACAAAAACTACCCATAACTCCTATAGTATTACGCAAATACTCTTCCATGCCAGGTTTGCATTCGCATACTGCTATATGGCTACGTACTATTCTTTCTTTTTTATCACGTTTTGATATCTTAGTGATATACATTTCATTCCATCCATTCTTATTATAATACTCGTCTGCTATTTCCCATACTTCATGAGCAAGAAAATTTTCAGCTGCCTCTTGTGCTATATCTCTATTAGTATGTGCCACAAACTCTCCTATAATTTAAGTCTAAAATAATAATATACACGATATTATGCAAAGCTTATTTGTTTTTATTATACTACACCTGTATCTGGTTGCGATATTCTCTCTTGAGTACCGTTATCTTTCATATTATCAGTAAGAGCAAGTTCTAAAAGACTATTCTGGCTATCTTGACTTATCATTGCTTTACTAGATTGAGTTTCTTCTGTTTCTTCAATGCGTTTATTTTCATACATCTCAAGAACAAATCTTACAGCACTCTGCATACGATCTAAATCCATACCCTGAATTTCTTTTGTTACCTGAATCTGTTTTAATACTGCATCTATTCTGTTATTAATAACCTTAGATTGATTAAGTTTACTTTCACTTACTCTTTCCATGGCTAGTGCTTCATCAGCTACAGAACGTTTTCTCTGCTGCTCTCCAAGACTTAGCTTATGAATTATCTCTGCATTGGCTAAACGCTTCTGCATATCTTCCATCTCTGCTAGTTTGGCTTGCTGTTGCTGTGCCTGTTCTGCCTCTTCATCATACATGCGCATTAGCTCACTCTTATTAGCAATAGGTAGATTAGAAACAACAAACTTATGAGGTATATTAACACCAGACTGTAATGCTTGTAGAGATTGTACATATGCCAAGTTCTTATTAGTATCTGTTAGCATTCCTTCAGCAGCTACTAGATTAAACTTAGATACATCCTCATCAAAGAATCCTTCTGGAATTTCTTTATTAGTTATCTTCTCTATAAACTCACTAGTGAAATTTATATTAATAAACTTAACGTGTTTTCTTCCGAGGTTTTCTTGTGCAAAATTCAGATTATCAATCAAATCTTGTAAGCTTTCAACACTATTGCTGGCTCGCATCTTAGCAAGTGTTCCAGAAATTTGTGTATTACCAGTATCAGCAGTTCCGACAAACTCTTCACTACCACCACCAAGTTCAATAAGATCATTCTTTAACTGTTGGCTTAACTGCATAGTACTCTGTGGAATCTCTCTCTGGCGCAACTCTTGAACATCACTCATTTGTGCTGCTTTATCAAGTGTTATAACAACACCAGGACCAGTCTGATATAAGTCATCATGATTTATTACAGATCCATTCTTTACAATATATCCACCATACGGAGAACTATCCAAAATAGAAAACATCTGACATCGTCTTTTATTCTCTTCTCTTTGGGCATCTCGCATTGTTCTTCCAATACCCTGTATCTTATATCTGAAATCTGGGAAATCAGGCTCAAAATAACCAGGAACAAGAACATGAGGATACTCACCAAATGAAATGCCTCGTTCTTTGCTACCATAAGGGTCTATACCATGATACATCTCCTCACCCTGTATGAATACAGTCATCTGAACAGTAGGCTCAAAGAAGGCTATATATGACACCCAGGGGAACTTCTCTATATGGCGATTAAGATCAGCTTTAGAACCATTCCATTTTATAGTTTCACCACTGACATTATCTATTGTCATATAACGTTTTATAGTTACCTTCTCCCAGAACTCGGTATAGTTTACAACATCATCGCTCTCTAAGTGATCTGTTCCGATAAATTCAAATTTATTGTCTATAAGGCCACCAGGAAGATCATCAATAGCACTAGCCTTATTAGGAAGCAGTCCTTTTGCCATATCTCTACTCATAAAGTCGCTAGTAATAAGATAACGACAGTCAGATAAATCTAAACGTGTGAAATCAGGCGATAATAAAAAAGTATTATATGCTCGGCGCTTTGTCTTTATCATACCATTAATAGGATCAGTACTATAATCCATATAGGGGTGAAGTAGATTCCATCCAGTAACAAGAGAACCCTTCTCAAATGCATCAGAGATTGTTTGGTAAACACTATCTTTAAGTATCACCCACTTCTGCACATCGTCATAAATCTCTGCTATGTACTCGTCTTGTGTTTCTGTTGGTTCTATAGATGTTGCCATTCTATTCTTTCTTTGATGTCCACCAACACGCTTAATAAATCTTCTCAAATAATTAAAGACAACAGGCTCTCTACCAAACTTAGCTAAATAGGATTTCTCTTCGCTAGTCCACTGATCACCAACAAAGAACTTATAATCTGTATAGGCTTCTTGTAAAAATCCTGTTGTTTCATTTAAGGCCTCATTATATGCATCTTCAAATCGTTCTTTATTAGTTTTCATTTCAATAACCGCCTAACAAATTAAATTTTATATATTATTTTAAAACTATCAGCAATACATCTTATTTATCAACGTCTATAATAGTTACTGCGATTGATAATATCATCTTTACTAAGAGTGTTTTCATGCATTCCACCGTATTTCTTTAAACCAATCGCCATATATCTAAAACTATCAGCTCCATGACCAGCTTTCTGGTGGTCTTTTGGCTTATTACATACCAATCCATCAGCCGTAACATCTTTTCGATAACCATCAAGATTCTTAATCCCAGCAGAACAAGCATTTAAATCAAACCAACAATTAGGCAGTAACTCTCTGACAATATCAATACCATCTTCAACAGGAAGTCTATCAAGAACAGTTACACTTAAACCCATCTTCTCCAAAGTATTCTTACGACTTATACCAGTACTAATATCATGCACTCTAACATCATGAGGTAAATAATGAGCATCAAATATAACTTTATGTTTCTCTTGCCATTTCCGTAACCAATGAACATATGTAGATAAGCTCTCATTGTTATTCTCATAATAACCAACAACTCTTATATATATCCCCTGTACTTGCACAATCCATATCGCAGTAGCATCACTAAAGCCCAAATCCCAGCTTGTAAATGTCGGTAGATCTTTATTAACAGGTACAGTGTTTATCTGGTTATTCTCCCGCAATTCATTCAAGGCTTTCTGATAATAATAAGCATCACTAGATACCTCTATCGCCTCTTTATATGTAGAAGGATACTCTTGTTGCATCTTATCACCCTGAATACGCTCTTCTGCCGCATACCACTTCTTCTGGGCATCATTCAAATGTATTCCACTCTCAACAACAAGACTATGAAAATACTCATTTATACGCTCTGATAATGGGTAGTCCTCAAACAATTGATATTCTGGGTTGTCATACCATGGAAAGAAAAAGAACTTAAAATCTTTAGAAGTTAACTTTCTCCCAGACTCTTGAACATCCAAAGCATCATTACACAAATCAGGCATAAGCCCATATCTTCCCTCCATTGTAGACTCAATAAATATCTTCCCCTTCTCTGCTGCTGGTATCGCTCCAGTCTTTACCTCTTCCGCTTTAGCAGGGAACTGTTGATACATCTTAGCAAGCTCACTTACATGCAATATCTGTAACGTATCAGACCTCACCATCGTATCCGCTGTAATTATAGAACCATTGTCAAACTCAATAGATGATGTAGTTAATCTTATAGCCTTCGGTACAAATCCAGAATCTTTTAAATATTGTGGTATCTGCTCATATGGAAATCTTATCTTAGATGCAAATATCTTTAATGCATCACTCTCTCTATGCGCTATTATCGCAGCCTTAAAATTATCATTAAATAAACACTCATCAAGTATTACAAATACACATACCCCAGTAGTTATCCCATGTTGTCTTGCCTTTGGTATTACATTACGTGTATGACTCTCTTTAAGCAGCCTTGCTTGAGTTATATTAGGCTTTATGACATCTACTTTACCCCACTTGTCTTTGACCTTGTACAGCGACAGTATACGCTTTTCTTTATCTGCTATAAACTCTGCTATTTCTTGTTTGGTTTCATCATTCATATCTTCTCCATATTGTTATAACGCATATTTATTTCTACACTGTTTGCATGTTGAATGTTAGCGTTTTTTTAAAAAAAATAAAAAATAAAATTGGGAGGAGCCATAATATTATAAAGCATTCTCCCCACAGGGATTCCCATTGGAGAGCTTTTGTAAAAGTCCGTATATATACAAGTCGCAAGCGATAGTCATTGATGTTGCATTCGTTCCCCCTCCATCTTGTAGCGTCTTTGTTTCTAGCGCCGTTAGTCGCATCGTGTTGCAGTCGCTATATGTCACGCTTGTGTTGAGCGCTTGCGTGTGTGTTGTCGCAACGTAGCCTATGTGTGTGTGTTGTGTGTGTGTTGTGTGTGT